ATGGATAGACCATTTACACCTTCAGAAATGGAAATATTTCAAAATGCTGAGAAAGTAACTGTGCCTAATGCTGGTAATATTACAAGCGCCAATAATTATATTTTGAATGATCCTAATTTAGAGAGTGTCCGTAATATTCTCACAGCACATGTAACAGAATTTGTTAAAAGAATTTATGTACCAAAATATGAATTCGTGCCATACATTACACAATCATGGACAAACTATACCCGTGAGAATCAGTATCATCATAGCCATGAACATCCAAATAGTTTTATTTCTGGTGTGTTATACATTAATGCAAATGAAGAGCATGATAAAATTACATTTCAGAAAAAACAATATCAACAAATCAAACCTGTGCCCAAAGAATGGAATTGGTATAATTCTGAATCATGGTATTACTCTGTAAAAACTGGTATGATTATTTTATTTCCATCAAGCACAACACATATGGTTGAAAACAAGGGTGGTGATAATACACGCATTTCATTGGCCTTCAATACCTTTTTCAAAGGCACAATGGGTGAAAACGCAGGACTAACAGAATTAATTTTATAAGGATATATGATGCAATTACTTGAAGAAGATAGAAAAAAACTACACAATGCTTTAGTTGAGGCAAGCAATTCGCTTACACGCATTGATGCTGAAAGAGATTTAATTAAAAACATTACCAATGATACAAGCAAGAACTTTCAGATTCCAAAGAAAACAATTAAGAAACTGATTCGTGTTTACCATAAGCAAAACTTCTCTGAAGAAGTGGCGACACACGAAGAATTTGAAACATTATATGAGACCGTAACAAAAGTAAGTTAATGGTTATTACATGGGTATTAATTGTGGTGTTGAATCACCAAATAATATACACGGAAGAATTTGATAGTTTTGAAGGTTGTCAAAAACAATCACACTCAAAACTTGTAGATATGGATAACCGAAAAGCACATGCTGAATGTAGAAAGATAATGAAGTGAAAGATTTTGATATAAAATGGATAGCCACAGCTTTATTCATCACCTCAGGCACCTTTATATCATTAAGATTGCCAGGTATGCAATACGCATTTCCCGTATTAGTTACAGCTCATTCTATATTAGTTTATGAGTTTTATTTCAAACAATTCAATAAACCATTATTGATACATAATTTATATTTTGCTATTGTCAATGCTTTTGCGACCTACATTTGGATTGTTCAATGACGCCATCGCAAAGAGCATTATACAAAGCAATTTCATATCGTGTTATTGTTTTAGCTGCAACAATACCATGGGTTGGGTTTCATACAGCTATAGGGTTGTCTATAATGATGACCGTTTTATATTATATACACGAAAAGATTTGGCATAAAATTAAATAGGGAGATGGTTATGAAAGCAGTAAAAGTGTTATTGGCAATGGTTTTATTTTTTAGTTTGGTCGCAATTATTCCTCTTGGTATTATTTGGTCATTAAACACCTTATTCTATACTGAAATTCCATATACTTGGCAGTCTTGGGCAGCTACAACAATTCTGTCAACAATCGTTTATGGTTCATCAGCGGCGAGTAATTATTCAAAGAAGAAAAAACAAAGAACAAATTGGGGGTATTATGTCTAAAAACGAAATGCTAGGCCATTTGATTCATTCAAAACCAAACTCAAATCAATTTGATGAGTTGAATAACCGTAAACAGTTTCTACGAATGATTAACGATTTCAAAGCGGATATGAATGGTGCAATCAATACCATATCTAATAGTGAAGTTCGTGGTACCATATCAGGCATATTCAATAATCATATTGTTAAATTAGAAAACAAAATTTATTCATTAGAAGAAGAAATTAAATGATACTTGAAGCTGCAACCGTTGGTATGATGTATATGGCTGATGCCACACCAACCAAATCACCGGCTGATTTTCTGAACCCAATATCTGTAGCTGTATCTGTTGCAGACAAAGTAACTGGTTACATTGAAGAAAAAAATAAACCAAAAACAAAACTAGCTATACCTCAAGAAAAAATAGATAAGTTTAAGAAATGGGAAAAAGAAGATTTCGTTAAAGATGACCCATATAAAGAAATGTGGGATTCAAATTGGATAAATCAAGGAGAAAATATGGCATATGCTGATACACTCAAAGAATTATTAGCAAAGAAGAACGAACAACAAAATCAAGGTAAAAAGAAAAATGAACTTGATATTGGTAAAGGTAAAATTAAAAATCAGGTAAATTCACACAAACCTGCTAAGAAATCAGCTGGTCGTGGTAGATAGTTGCCTCAATTATTTAATAATTATGTTAGGATAGCAATATGATTAAAATTGATGTAAAAATTAGCCGTGAATGGAATGTCCAAGAATGGAAAAGTTATTGGTTCAAAAGTTTCAACTGTTTTAATGTGCAGATAGTCAAGGATACCACACAATGGGTTCGTTTCCATATGATTTTTCGTTTTAAAACTTTCATTTTAAATGTCAACCTACTTGGTTATGAATTTGACCTATACATATGATAAACAATTGGTTTCCACCCGATGATGATGAACCACCATTCTTAATGCCTGGTGAATTAGACCGCATGAAGCAAGAAGCTCGTGCTAAAATGCGTGGTCGTGGCGGTCAATCACTTGAAGACGCCATTAAATCAGCGTTAGACCAACCACCAGTTCCAATTATAATAAAAGACCCTACTAAAGAATGATACTCTCAACCTATGAAGAAGGCAATAAATCTGCCAATGTTTGTGTGCAACAAGGCCAATGGGTGGTTATGATATACGAAAATGACCAATACCTTGAAACACTTTTAGCAACCTCTGAATCTAATGCTGAAGTAATTGCTGAAAACTATGTTATGGGCGTTAAATAATGTTTTGGTTTAAAAGAAAAAAAATTATTGTAGATTGTTTAACCTTTGATAAAACAATTTACGAATATTCACAATTACAAAAGGCAATTAAGTTTTATCCAGATTGGTGGAAAAAATTACCTAATGAATATTATCATGGGGTCTATACGGTACCCACAATGAAAAGATGTCATGGTCTTATTGATAATTATGCTTATGGATTTATTTTACCTTTATGGTCAGATTTAAACCTCATAATCAAAGATAGAAAAATACACCAATGGCAGTATGCTGATGGTTTTTCAGAAGCTGTTATCCACGATTCAGCTCAAATGGGAGATTATATGGATGGAAGTGAAGCTGCTCATATTAAGTTGACCACACCTTGGAGATTAAAAAGTAAGAGTGAAGTGCCATTCCATTGTGTCCAACCTTATTGGAATTATAAGCCATTTGCATTTATGTCTATGCCATCTGGAATTATTAATTTTAAATATCAACCAAGCCTTAATGTGAATATGTTTATTAATGTAAAAGAAAATTCAATGATTGAATTAAAATTTGGCACGCCATTATTGCATATAATACCATTAACTGAAAAAGAAGTAGTGTTAAAACATCATTTGGTAGATGTTCAAGAATACAAATCAATGAGAGGTGTTGTTAAATTTGCAGGAAATTATAAAGAAATCAAAAAAAAGAAACAAGAAAAAGAAAGAAAGTGTCCTTTTCATTGAAAAAATTGGAGAATTAAAATTTTCATGTTTGATGTAGAAACACTTGGTAAAGAATCCAATTCTGTGATTCTATCCATGGCCTGTATTCATTTTGATCCTGATAGCAAACCATCACCTCAGCAATTAAGAGATAATACTTTTTTTTGTAAGTTTGATGCTGCTGACCAAATCAAAAGGTTAAATCGCACCGTTGGTCGCACCACTATGGACTGGTGGGCAAAACAATGTGATAATGTTAAAATTAAATCATTCAAACCAAATGTTGCAATTGATGAGAGGTTTGAAGATGGCTATGAAAGAATGAGGCGCTGGGCTAAAAGTAAGAATGAACCTAATTCATATGTATGGGCTCGTGGTAATTTAGACCAATTAGTCCTTGATTCTATGGAAGAACAATTACAAATAGAACCTATTTTTCCATTTAAAAGATGGCGAGATGTGCGTACCGCAGTAGATTTTCTCACAGGCACAACCAATGGCTATTGTAAGGTTAATTATCCAGGTTTTGACCCGTATTTACATATCACAAAACATAACCCAATTGATGATTGTGTGCTTGATGTCATGCAATTAATTTATGGAGTAAAAGAATAGTGCTACAAGATGTTTGTGACATACTCAAAGAATCATATAGGCTAAATTGGATTACCAGCCGAGATGGAAATGTAAGTGTTCGCTATGCCAATAAGAATACCTTTTACATTACACCAAGTGGTGTCCGTAAACAAGATTTAACACCTGATTCTTTTTGTGAGATACAATTAACCGATTCTGGTTGGGTGGACATTACACAAAACACACACAGAAAACCAAGTGGTGAAATCCCACTCCACACGATACTTCAAAAAGAAATGAAAGACCAAGACCGTGTTGTATTGCATTTACACCCAACCTACATTATAGCGGCTATGCTTCGTGGGTATGACTTAAATGAAATCAGTTGGTCTTTTCCAGAACTCTCTCGTTATACAAGAGTGGCACCAAATGTAGGCGAATTGCCTCCAATGGGACAAAAATTAGCTGATGCCTGCTATGAGAATATAGGAAATACCTATGATATTGTAGGTATCACAAATCATGGTATCGTAGCCATTGGCGAAACACCATGGGACGCTTTTGAACATGTAGAAAGATTAGAACATATTTGTAAAATACTTATGATTGGGAGTAAAAGATAATGTATGAACTATTTTATAATACACTAGAATTTTTAGTGGAAAAGACAGAACCTATTCAACAAATTTATGTAAAGTATGTACCTAAACTATTAAGGTTTATTCTATGGCCATTGACACAATGTGTTTTGGGTTTGACTGTAAGTGTTGCGGTTGTAATTGCGGCCATATATAAATTGCTACAAACTATTAAGAAGGCTTATGATAAGTATGAGTGATTGTTTTTATTATAAAGCATCCAAATGATACAAGTTTATGACCATTTTTTAAGTAAAGAGGACGAAGATTTTATTGAAAAACATGTCACGAGCGGCTTTTTTCCTTGGTATTTTAAAAATGAAACAGCCAGACCTGATAATAGGTTTGTGGGTGATAGTAGGTTTGTAGATTTTCCTTGGCTATCGCATGAAACACATATTAATGGAAAGGAAAATTCATCTTGTTTAGAAATACCAAATAGGATCATTGAAGTCCTTAATGGTAAATATAACATTGTATATAAAGAAATTAGGCAATCACGATTGAATTTAGTATTCAAAAGTAATGATGATAGAAAAAGTCCACCTCATTGTGATTTTTATGATGACAATATAGATACGATGATATATTATGTCAATGATTCAGATGGAAACACCATGTTTTATGCTGATGAAAATGCTAATACTATCTTAAAAGAAGTTAAACCTAAAAAAGGTCGTATAGTTATTTTTTCAAGTAAAACGCTACATGCAGCCACTAGACCAAAAAAACATAACACAAGAATAGTTATTAACTTTAACATGGTAAAATAAAATGAAAAATTGCCTACACCGTGAAATTGTAACCATTTATAAAATATATGCAGGACACACCCACATATCATGGAAGTGCCGTGCTTGTAATAAAGAATTTATACCGAAAGGAAGTTATCAATGAGTAAAAAAGTATTAAGGTTTACCGCCTCATGGTGCCAACCATGTAAAATGTTAGCAAAGACATTAGAGAATATGACAACCGATGTCCCTATTGATGTGATTGATATTGATGAGAATCAAGAATTAGCCATCCAATATGGTATCCGAGGTGTTCCAACACTTGTTATGCTAGAAAATGATACAGAGGTTAAAAGAATCTCTGGCGTTCAAACCGAAGGGTTTCTTAAAGAGTGGCTCTAACCATAATGTAGTCAATGAAACTTATATTCTTATTTTTAGTTTTAACCGCATGTGCTGCCACAGTACCCGCTATACATAAAATTAGTGATAATGAATATAAAATTATTGGCAGGTTTGACAAAGACAAGTATGACCAAATTATTCAAATTGTTAAATCTAACCCTAATAAGACTATAAACTTTTATGTTTCAAGCTGGGGTGGAAATAGTGATGACTTATTTGAAGCCATGGATACTGTATATAAACATGGCCATGTTCATTGGTATAGTTTAAATCATTGTGATAGTGCTTGTGCTGTCATGGCTCTTTCAACCAAGCATGCACATGGTGAGTTTAGGCTACACTCATTTTACAAACACCATCACCATCATGTAGAGGCCTCACCTGATTTTAATGAAAGAGTGTTAAACAAATTAGGTTCATATGGTTATGACCAAGAGAGGCTTCATCATATGTTCCATAGTGTAGAAGAGCTGTGGCCTTTCCAAATGAATGAAGATATTATGATAGAGGAACAAATTAAATGAAAATCTATATAAACAGACCTAAAAACAATTGGTTATCACCATACGCCATCATGGAAAAGGTGATATTTTGGCGTGAAATTGACTATGATGAACCATTAGTCCAAAACATTCTAAAATCCACCAAACTAGGTTGGTTTTGTGATAAACTTTATACCATTCGTAGTTTTTTCAATCGTGATATAAAATACATTCATATTGATCCATGGGACGCCTGGTCACTTGAGCATACTCTATCACCCATTATTTTACCAATTCTACAAGAGCTCAAACGAGTAAAAAATGGTGCACCGTTTATTGCTGACGAAGATGTACCAAAGAATTTAAGAGTTGGCGCCAAAGGAACAGGCAATTCAGATGTCCATAAGCTATTTGAAGATAACGACAACACCTTCTTTGAGCGATATGATTATATTTTAGATGAGATGATATGGACTTTCACACAATTATCCATGGATGACCATGAAGCGCCATTCTATGACCACACCGAATCAAGTAAAGAACCTGACCTCAATAAGTCAGTCCGTAAGCTAAAAGTAGACCGCAAGGGGCTAAAGGCTCACAATGCCCGTATCGCCAATGGTCTCCGCCTATTTGGCAAATATTACCGTTCCCTTTGGGATTAGTTTGCCTCAATAAATCACTGGTTATGATAGGATAGCCATATGAAAATCGCCTATTGTTCCGACCTACATTTAGAGTTTGCCGACCTCACTCTGACCAATGAAAACCAAGCCGATGTATTGGTGCTCGCCGGTGATGTATGTGTAGCGAAACACCTCCAAACCAAAGAAGTATTTCAGAATTTTTTCCAAAGAGTTTCCAAAGAATTTCCAAAGGTGCTCTATGTCATTGGT